GGCCTGTATTCAGCAGATGGTGAAAGAGTCTTTGACGAGAGGGGGCTTTCCGAGAGGCGCTGCGGCGGTCTATGATGTGTTCAAAATACAGGATGGATCCATTTGCTTTTCCATGGAGGTCTTTGCGGATGCCGTTCCACTGAACATCCTTTTACAGTCTCATAAAGGATCCATGACAACGCTTATCCTGGAAATTTTATTACAACTCTGTGCCATGCTCTGGCATTTGAGCGTGGACCTCGGAATGAACCATAGGGACTTAAAGCCCTCCAATCTCATGATTGAGGAACATGCCGCATGTCCTTTGACCTTGAAGGTAGGAAGTCAGAGCGTGACCATTCAGAGTCGCTACACTATTTCGTTGATTGATTTCGGATTCAGTTGTATTGGGAACACGGATACGAGAATAAGTGATATTGCGATCGGGGGAGTGTATCCTGTCACGGACCCGTGTCCAAAGGATGGGCGAGATTTGTTTATGTTCTTAGCGTTCTTGTATATGGATTGTGGTGCGTTGATTGGGCCGGATTTGAAGGCGTGCTTTGGCAAGTGGCTCCAGAATGGGTCTACGGGGATTCTTGGAAAAATAGATAAAATAGGACATGATTTTGAACAATGGGTCTATTTCATTACAGGGAGTGATAGAATCTTGAAATTTGAGTGTCATCCGATGAATCTGTTCCAAGATTTATTAAAGATTGCCTAAAGTGTGACATGTGAGAAATCAGGTGGATTCGAGGGAGGGTTGGGTGAAGAGACAGGACAGTGCTTATAGTCTGCGACTAGGGCATAGGGAAGTAGAAAGGGGCCGGCTATGGCTCCTAGTAATCCATCTCTAAGGAACCCGACCGCATGATACAGGGGATTGAGAGTTGGAAGACGATGATCACGACGTCTGTAGCCATGGACCGCGCTAAAACTGGCTCCGAAGGCACAGGAGGCTTGTATATAACGGATGACAATAGGGTTCATAGGGGGACATCATGGTCTAGGCCTTAGGCCTAGACCATGCCTCCCCCTCGACCCCCTGTCATTATGAGTTACTTATGTTTCTTCAATTATATAAAATGATTCAAGAAACATATCAGGACAGGGGGTCGAGGGGGAGGCACTTCTTGGCCTTTGGCCAAGAAGTGATGTCCCCCCACTATGCCCCCTTAGACCTCCACTGGTGCCCACACCCCTTCACATTACACAAATACAGGAACTTCAGATTGATCTGGTCATACTTCATAAAGATAATATCTCGCTTAGCCCCCCCTTTATTAGAGTCACACTCTGAATTGGGACACTTGATAATATCGGTATGCGGCAACGTCGGATCCGACCGTGTAAATTCATTCAACAGAATCTTATAGCCCTCCGCCGTCTTCTCCTGAAGATCCGTCTCCATAATCAATCCCCCTTCCTCATTGACCTCATTATACCCACAATTATTACAGGTGAGCGTTAATTGTCCCGATGAAAAGCTTTTACCATCTCCTCCCTTCGTTGTCTTCATATATAGATAATAACGGCATGTGGGACAAAACTTCATCCTTCTTCTTCTATCCTAGATTTCCTATAGGGAGTTTAGGTCGTTACACGACATCAAATTTTGTGTCATGATTGGAATCCACAAAATTTGATGTGTGCCAGGGGTCCTAAAGAAAGCCATAATCTATAGTAGACATGCCCCTTGCCGAATCCATTCTAACGGACGGTCCCCTAGGTGCCTTTCTTCGGACGCACCGCCAAGAACGAGGAGGCGGGGACAATGCCGTGACGGGAATGGGGTCTATCAAGGGTTCCTGGAAAATCAAAGACGAGGACTATCCCACCTTTCTAGACACCCTTCACGAACACCTCTTCGTTCAGAACAAGAGTCCTCTCAATCTCGTGGAACAGAGCCGGGCCGACGGAAAGCGTCGTGGGCTCATAGATCTGGATTTCAAATATCCTGGCGAAGACGGCCTCCGTCGTCGCTTTGGTGTCACGCATATTCGTGCCTTTCTTAGAACTTACATTGACCAACTAAATACCTTCTTTGACCTTTCTAGCCACGGACCCATTCAGTTCTATGTCACTCTGAGACCCACCCCCTACAAGGACAAGGTAGTCAAGGACGGCATTCATATCCAGTACGACCTGTCCATTTCCGTAGAGAAGCAGCTCGCCATTCGCCAGAAGTTGATGGAACTGGAGGCCATTCGCACCTCCTTTGCTGGCACAGGATATATCAATGCCGAAAAGGATATCTATGATGAAATCTGTATCAAGAATGGGGCCCTCTTCCTCTATGGTGAGTCCAAGCCCAAGATTGCGGCCTATTCTCTAGCGCATGCCTATTCCTGGAATCCTGAAACAGGGGAACTCAGTGAGTTGCCGATAGAGTCCTTTAGTCCCCGTGACCTCATGGAGAAACTCAGTCTCCGCTACAACATTCCTGAAGAGACCATCATCATTCAGGATGATGCGGCCGAAGAGTTCAAACGGCTGTTGGGACTGGTCCATACCAAGCCCGCCCAGAATGAGATTGTGAAGGAGCCCGAGTCTGGTGCCGAGATGTTCCCCACCTGGCTTAGCACTGGCTATACAGACGACGAGGTGGCCTTGGCCAAGAAACTGACCGAGCTCTGTTTGTCCGTCAGTCGTGCCGACGACTACATGACCTGGAAGGAGGTCGGCTGGTGTCTCTACAGCATTAGTCCCACAGAAGACATGTTTGATGTCTGGATGGAGTTCAGCAAACGAAGTGCCAAGTTCAGCTACAATGACATGAACAAACTCCATCGGGACTGGACCAATGGCTGGCATTATAGCGGGAAGCGTCTCGGCATCGGCAGTCTCCATCTGTGGGCCAAGAGTGACAATCCTGCCGGTTACAAGGCCATCATGAATGAGAGCCATGTCCAGTTCGTGCTCCACCACGTGAATAACACGCATACCCATATTGCCCGGCTGATGCAGCGGATGTTCTGGGGCGACTTCCGGGTGGCCGTGGATTCCAAGAAGAGTGAGTGGTACGAGTATAAGAAGAACTGCTGGCACAAGTCGGCCCAGGCCATTGAGTTCCGCAACAAGATGGCCACCGATGTCGCCAAACTCATCATGGAGGCCAAGGATGTCACGAGTCGCAAAGGCGCCGAGGCCCGAAATGAGGAGGAGAAGGCCTACAATGCCCTCAAACTCAAGGAACTCCACAAGATTGAGGGGAATCTCTACACGAGTGGCTTCAAGGATTCCGTCATCAAGGAGTGTATCGGTCTCTTCTACGAAGAGGGGTTTACCCAGAAGTTGAATGCGGAATCCTATCTGGTCGGCTTTGCGAATGGTGTGCTAAATCTCAGGGCGGAGCGAGTCGGAGCGGATGGCAAGACGGAATACTACTGTCAGTTCCGAGAGGGCAAGCCGGAGGACTTCATCAGTTTCCAGGCGGGTCGCTGGGAGGCCAAGCAGGCCGACCCCTATGACTATGTCCCCTATAGGGAAGATGACCCCGAACAGGCAGAGATTGATGAGTTCATGTCCAAGGTCTTTCCCCGGCCGGAATTGCGGGCCTACATGTGGCGCAAACTCGCCTCCTGTCTGGAAGGGACAAACAGGGAGCAGAGATATGATACCTGGATTGGGATTGGCGGTAACGGCAAAACCAAGGTGGGGGATTTGATGTGTATGTCGCTCGGCGACTATGCGGTGTCGCTTCAATCCACGGTTCTGACGAGGAAGCGTCCCGATTCGGGGGCCGCCAATCCCGATATCATGGTGGTTCGGAACAAGCGGTTCATCTACATGGCGGAGCCGGACGATGGAGAGCCCCTGAATACCAGCCGCATGAAGCAGTTCACGGGTGAGGACGTGGTGGAGGCGAGAGGCCTCTTTGAGGACCAGAGTAGTTTCCAGGTGAAGGGCAAGATGTTCATGTTGTGTAACAAGTTCCCGGCGGTTCATGCGATGGACCGAGGTACTTGGCGACGTATCATGGCGGTGCCGTTTGAGTCCAAGTTCGTGGATCCCGAGTCGGAAGAGGGGAAGGATATTGACCCGGCAAAGAATATCTGGCCGCGAGACAATTTCATGGACGCAAAACTGAAGCGGTGGCGTGTGGCCTTCATGGCCAGGCTTGTCCATGTCTATGAGACCCAGTATCTGAAACAGGGAATTGAGCCCATTCCCCAGATTGTGAAACAGGAGTCGGATAATTACAGGTCCATGTTTGATTCGTTCGCCAAGTTTAATCAGGCAAGACTCAGAAAGGAAAAGGCTTCTGAGGCGTGTATGAAGGATATCTGGAGGATTTACAGGCAGTGGGCGGAGGCGATGGGGTCCGCGGGAGGCAAGAAGTTGTCCATGACGGAGTTACAGAAGCGCATGGAAGACGAGTATAAGGTGATGCCTGACAAACGAACCTTTCGGAATGTGCGGCTCTTTGAGTCGGACGAGGATATTGAGGAGTTTGATCGGGACGCCGAAACTCCGACAGAAAGTCCAAAGGGCAGCGAATAGGGTGTTTATAGGAGCATAAGCGTCATCACATATACGACACAGCTGATGAGTGCCATGCCAATGGTTCCCCCCAGAATAGAGGTTATCGTATAGTTGTTCACTTGTGCGTAGTAAAAGACAATCGAGAGTGCCATGACAAGATAACTGACCGTCAAAAGGAGCATGGTGTAATCATCCAGAACATTGAGGCGCTGTGTTGGCAATTGTTCTGGCAATGCCGCACGTACATCCAAGAAGTCCCGTTCATGGCGTTCGGTGGACCCCTTTAACTTCTTGGTATCTTTTTGTAAGGTTTCTAAGGTAGCCTGAAGGTCCTTATTGCGCTGACTGACTTCGGCCAATACGGTGGAATTCGCAGAGGCGCCATAGAACTTATCCCCCGCAGCAATCATATCATTAAACTGTGCGAATTGCCCATCAAAGAACCCTTTGACATCATCTAATTTACTGAAAAAGGCCTGAAACCGAGCCGTATCATCTCCTGTCCGACACGCAGCAAGTTCCCCCTGGAACTTTTGTAGATTTCCGTTGGATTTACATATATTGGCGGCAGAGTCAGGTGATACTGGTTGCTGCTGTTGTTGCTGTTGCTGTTGTTTCTGCTGCTGCCGTCGTTTATATTCAGCAATTATTTGTTGGAAGTTCATGATTACCCTATCCAATCCCTATAAACTATTTTTATTCAAATAGACTTCCCCCTATACTGGAAACAGCAGAACCCATAGCAGCACCCATGTCATTCCCACTCATATCCGTCAAGGAGACCCCTGACTCTGAATTGAGGTCCAGGCACAGACTTGTATTGATAGGGGTGGTATCTGTCGGGAAGCGTCGCTTATTCCAGAAGCGGCGGTCCCGAATCGCATTGGTGTACTGGGCCCGGTTCACAATCGTGAAAATGAAGATAAGGAGGATGACAAGGACCAAGCCGTAGAAGAGGTAGGAGCCAATGATTCCTATGCGCATGAGATAGGCAAGAATAATAGTGATAGAGAGACCGACCAGCATCATTTGATAGACAAAGAGGGTGTCGCGCTTGTTTCCAGCCTCCCACTCATTGATTTCATTCTGGCGTTTA